TCGAGTTCCGCCGAGCGTTCAATACACCGAACGATTTGAGCTTGCGGAAGATGCAGAAGGATCTGATCGTAGAGGAATTTAAAGAGTTCATTGAAGCTGACTATGACATGGCTATGATGGATATCAATAGCCGTGCTCACTGCCTCAAGGAACTAGCTGATCTAGTGTATGTCTGTGCTCAGTACGCTGAGAACATGGACTGGGATCTAGAGCAAGCACTACGTAGGGTCCACCGCTCCAACATGTCTAAGCTTGGAGATGATGGTAAGCCTATCTACCGTGAAGACGGTAAGGTTCTTAAGGGACCTAACTATCAACCACCTACCCTGACTGACTTAGTATAATGTCTGAACTAATCTCTCGCACTGGACGAGTGCAAAGCTGGATGGAGAATCCAGACCACCGCCTCCCTGTATCTTGCACCGTCTTTGTTGTGGAAGATAGTATGGAGGGACCTAATGGGATCGAAGCATCGTGGAAGTTTGTGTCTCATGCACTACGCCATGGTGCAGGTGTCGCTGTACACCTGTCCAACTTGCGACCCAAAGGAACTGAAACAATCAAGGGAACAGATAAGCTGGTAGCTTCTGGTCCTGTATCGTTTGGCAAGATCTATTCTATGCTGAACGAGGTGCTACGCAGAGGTGGGACCTATCGTAATGGAGCATGCGTGTTGCATATCGATTTGGACCACCCAGACTCACTTGAATTTATCAACACACCCCGACATGAACTACCCTGGGTCAAACGTTGCATCAATATCACTCCCGAATCCTGGGCTGAGTATCCCAACAAAGAGGAACTCCTCCAAGGGATTCGGAAGGGAGACATCTGGTTAAACAAAATTAGGTATGATAAAGATGGCAAACGAATCAGGGGGAATGTCTGCCTTGAGGTATATCTGCCCTCACGGGGGACATGTCTCCTTCAACATGTCAATCTCGGTGCCTGCAGGCATGGGGACATCGAGCGTGCTTTTGTTGACGGTATGTCCGAACTGTGCGCACTCCATCCAACAACAGGTGTCGGAGAAAGTGGCGAGTATCTTGAGCCATCTACCGACAAACAGGTTGGACTTGGAGTCCTCGGACTCGCCAACCTCTTACGGAGGTACGGAGTAAAGTACGATGAGTTCGGTCTAGCACTGAAGGATGTAAACCAAGACAGGGTAGGCTTCGATGAAGCCCACCTGTTAGCTAACGACATACGCAATGGAATCGAATCAGCAGCAGCAGTGGCAAAGTCTCATGGCATGGTCAGGGCTTTTGCTATTGCTCCAACTGCTAGTTGCAGCTATCGTAGTACTGATCTTGACGGTTACACCTGTTGCCCAGAGATCGCTCCACCTATTGCCCGGTCAGTGGACCGAGATAGCGACACCTTTGGTGTCCAGACCTATGAATATGGCGACGTTGAGATCGCCTCCGAAGTTGGTTGGGATGCTTACAAACAAGTAGCAGACCAGCTAATGATTATGCTTGAAAAGACTGGACTTCTTCACGGATACAGCTTCAACTCTTGGAGTGATGTTGTAACCTATGACAATGCGTTCATTGAGGAGTGGCTAGAATCGCCCCAGACAAGCTTGTACTATAGTCTCCAGGTAATGGGTGACGTACAGGATAAATCTGATGCTATGGCTGCTTTGAGTGCTGCTGAGATAGATGATTACCTGAGTCACATGTTCATGGAGGCTACCAATGAACCACAATGTGATTGCGCAGAATGACACTCTATCAAAAACTAATTGAACGTAAGCGTAAGTGGACTCCAGTCCAGATGACCGCTGGTAAATTGAAAGGTGGTGCGGAAGAGGCTATCTTCCGTGCCCTTGCTCTCCGTCAGCTCGAGCTTCCTGTCGGAGAGTTTATTGCTGATGCCTTGAACAATGAGGTACCAGCAGCAGCTCGGAAACTACTCACCATGAATGTTACCGATGAAGAAAACCACGACCTCGCCCTCTCTTATGCAGCGCAAGCGCATGGAACAGATCCTAAGTCTGAAGCAGAAGCATCAATCCTTAGAGAAGCTTGGGAAAGCCATCCGGACCACACCGTACTCAAGGCAATGGTACTTGAGAGAGCTGTCTTCTTTGTACTCCTCCCGTTCTTCCGCTTCTGTGGCGATGCTGGCCTGAGAAGTCTGAGCGCCGACATCTCAAGAGACGAACAGATCCATGTCGCAACTAACTCCCTTGTTGCGAATGAACTAGGTCTTACTTACTCCCCATCACTCGACAAGCTACGCAAAGCTACTGTCGCATGGGTGATGGAACCTCTTGAGGGTAGTGAGACCGATCGATTTTTACAGAAAAAATTCTGGCTGGATAGCAGCGATCGCCTGATGTATGAGGGCAAAGCTCCTAACCTTTCCGTCACCAAGAGTGCACGGATGCCAGCCTTCTTTGAGCATAACAATGTCAACCTCCCCCAATATGCATGAGGTCTCTACCTTAGAAGTCTTTGGTATGCAAGCTCACTCTATTATTGAGGAGCTAAATGAGATCTTTCCACCCGTAAACCCCACTCCTTCTGACAGTATTCATACCATCATGTATCATGCTGGTCAACGGTCAGTAGTGGAGTGGCTATTCAATCGCATGAATGAGTAATGGGACGCAAATTTAATCGCTGGCTACGAGCCCAAGCAAACGCAGGTGTCTTTGTAGGAGACATCAACCAAGCAACCGCTGCTTATCAAGGTACAGCACCTCTACCTTCACCACCTCCAGCACAACCTGCTGCACCACCTCCTGCCCCTCCTAGGATTAATGAAGGCAAGCCTGCACGTGACACTAACCCACGAAGAGTTAGTCAGACTGGTCTTGATGACGGTGGTAATCTAAAGATCAAAAAGAAATCTAGGCGCCGCCGCCAGCAACAAGCTAAAGGTACAGGTCAGCTTAGGATTAATCCCACCAGTGTACCTAACGTCAATACTGCTGGGCAAGCTGCATCAAGTGGTGGAGTTAATGTCTAATGGGTATTGCAAGGGAAAGATATGAAGCATTGCGTGGTGTCAGGTCACAGTTCCTAGACGTTGCACGTGCTGCCTCACACCTTACTCTGCCTTACCTAATCAAATACGATAGTGATTACACTGAGACACACAAACGTCTCATCACACCGTGGCAATCAGTTGGTGCCAAGTGCGTCACAGCCTTGGCTGCTAAACTAATGCTTGCTATTCTACCTCCTCAGACCACGTTCTTTAAACTACAGGTACGTGATGACAAGCTGGGTGAAGAGATGGATCCGACTATTCGTAGTGAACTTGACCTCTCCTTCTCTAAGATTGAGAGGATGATCATGGACTACATCAATGGTCAGAACGATCGTGTTGTTATCCATGCAGCACTGAAGCATTTGATTGTCGGTGGTAATGCCTTACTCTTTATGGGTAAGGAAGGGATGAAAAACTATCCCTTGAATCGATTTGTAGTAAACAGAGATGGTGATGGTAACGTACTTGAACTCGTTACTAAAGAACTGATCGCACGCCGAGTGCTGGCGCCCGATCTACCTGATGGTTTCTTTAAAGATAAGTTAAACCCTGTGTCTAATGATACAGCAGGTGTAATAAACAGCACGAATGATGAGGGCGTTGAAGTGTACACTTACGTACGCATGAACAAGCAACGCACGCAGTGGGTCTGGCATCAGGAGGTCTTTGATTACATCCTGCCTGGTTCCCGATCGACTGCACCTAAGGATGCTAGTCCATGGATTCCCCTCAGATATAACGTGGTAGATGGTGAAGACTACGGACGGGGTAGGGTAGAAGAGTTCCTTGGTGACCTTCAGTCACTTGAGTCTCTCACCCAAGCCATCACTGAAGGCAGCGCAGCTGCAGCTAAGGTGGTGTTCCTTGTCTCCCCTTCCTCCACGACTAAACCACAGACCATTGCTAACGCAGGCAATGGCGCTATTGTTCAGGGCAGACCTGATGATGTGGCAGTCATCCAAGTGGGTAAGACTGCTGACTTTAAAACTGCCTATGAAATGATAGGGCAGCTGACTCAACGACTACAGGATGCATTCATGATCCTGAATGTCAGGCAGTCAGAACGTACCACTGCTGAAGAGGTACGCATGACACAGATGGAACTCGAGCAGGCATTGGGAGGTCTCTTCTCACTGCTCACTACTGAGTTTCTAGTCCCGTATCTTAAGCGCACAATGCTGGTGCTCCAGCGTAGT